CGAGCCGAGAACCAAGTTCCCAGAGAGGGACTGCGCGGCGTGACCGCTCCCGATCTTGACCGGGTTCGGCAGGGTAAGAGCGGGAATCAGCATGGCGGCCCCTTAGTTGATGACGGTGAGGCCGAGGTAGGCCGCCGTCGCGTTCGTCACTGCCATGTCCTGAAGGACAGAGGCCAGAACCACCTCGCTGCGGGGCTCCTCGCGGTACCGCTCGATCGCGAAGGCACCACTGACCGCACCGCCACGACCGTCGGGACGCATGCGCTGACGGGCCTGGAAGGTGAAGCCGAAGCCGCGGGGGTTCATCGGCACGGGATCCATCTCCTGGTAGTACAGGACGGCGGACTTGCCGAAAACGTAGTTGTTCGTGGCGGTTGCGCCCTCGACCGCGGTGTTCCCGACGGCGTCGGAGATCACCACGTTCTTGATGCGGAGGCTCTGCGCCAGCTGCTCCTGAGTCATCGACGTGATACCCGGAACCTGGGAGCGGAAGAACTGCATCAGGGCCTCGTTGGAGACGAGGACGTCGGCGGTCTCGCGGTTGATGAGAAGCGTGAGCTGCGAGCGCGGAATGCCGTGCGACTTCTGGATGGTCTGCGACCATTCGCGGATGTCGTCGCGGGGGTCGACACCCGAGTCATCCCAGCGGGAGCCAGCGGCGAGCGTCTCGTTCTGCGTGATGGTGCCGGCAACCATGAACCCAGCCATCTCACGCTCAAGGTCGATCATCAGCTCAGCGGTTGCCAGCGCGGCAGCGGCCTCGCGCAGCGAGACCGAGTCGTCGGACGCGAACTGCGCGTCCACGTCGTCCACGGGGAACTCCGCACCGCTCTCCTCAAGGGTGTAGGCATCCGTCAGCGAGACGTCGGTGGTGAACCGCTTGAACGCAGAGCCCGAGCCTCGCTTGAGGTCGATCGCAGCGCGGCGGAAGCCGTTGCTGAACGAGTAGAACTTGCCGGTGCGCCCCGAAACGGGGATCACCGGGAACACCTTGTTCCAGGCGTAGGCCTCCATGGGGTTGCGGCTGAGGGTCGCAAAGCGGGTCAGCGCCTTGTCGATACCGAGAGAGGAACGGTTCGTCATGTGTATCTCCGTCGCGGGCGATGGGCCGCGTCAAGTGTTAGTCGAGCTGGCCCTGTACGATGACAGCCGAGATGATGTCGCCAGCCGAACCCGCCTCGAGGAAGAGGCAACCGTAGAACTGGCCCGAAGCTGCGTCGGTCCACCCGTTGGCGGCACCGGTTCCGAAACTCATCTCGGTCGCGTTGCCGGTGCCCACCTGGACCTTGGCCACTCCACCGAGCGCGACAGGCACGCTGGTCGTGGTCGAGGAGCCATCCTCAACGTCGTCAGTCAGTGCGCCAAGGATCGAGCTACCGGTTCCGGTTGCGAGAACCAGCTTGCCGCTGGAGAGGCGCACAGGACGGTAGGCCGAGCTGGTGAGGTCGGTGTCGGTCTCGAAGTTTACGATCAGAGGATCAACGAAGAATGCCATAGCGAGGCCTCCTGTTAGGCGTTGGCGTACGCGGCGTTCCGCGCATCGAAGGTGTCAGCGGATGCGAGGTTGTAAGCCTCGCGCTCGGTCTTGCCGGCCCGGACGTACTCCGAGAACAGGCGCTCGAACTTGTCGTCGGCGGTTTCCGCAACTTCCTCACCACGCTCAGCGGGGTCGGTGTCCGCAGCAGGGACGCGACTGCGCTGGGCGACACGGCCCTCGTTGAAGTGACGGTGCGCCCACTCTTCGCCGAGGGTGGTTACGGCGGTCCAGTAGTCCTCGCCCTCGCTCAGCGCAATGCGCTCCTCGTGAACGGCCTGCTTGATGGCGAGAGTCTTCTGCCGCTCTCCCATGGAGGCGAGGGCAGCCTTCGCATCGTCGCGCTCAGAGAGGGCGCGCTCGGCTGCCTCCTTCCAGGAGTCACGCTCATCTGCGGCCTTCTTCAGCTCGTGAAGAGCAGCGATGGCGTCCGTATCGGTGGCGTCCTCAGAGAGCGCCAGGGGTCCACGAAGGTGGTCGATGTTCATTTCGGAAGGCTCCGGTGTGATTTGGGGAGTGTTCTCAGAGGCTGCCAGCGGCGACATGCCTCGGACAAAGGGGCTGTTCGTAACTGTGCCCCCGAAGGGCACCCACTCTTGAATGACAGTGCCGTCCCGGCGCTGCATACGGCCTGGCGGTGCGATGTCGATCGAGTAGCTGCGGAAAGCTCCAGAGCGCACGCGGCGGCGACCATCTTCTGTGAAGTGGTGCAGACCCTCTAGGCTGTGTCCACCGTCTTCATTGGGGACGACGCGGAGGTGTGAGTACCAGGCCGCAGCAGCCATCACCTCGCCAGGGTCGGGCTCTTGCCCATGGGCCATCCGCAAGGCAGATGCGAGCTCGTTGTGCTCGTAGCCAACGGGTGCGCGTCCGTCTACGAGATAGCCCTCAGACTTCAGGGCCTCGAAGCCACGGACGGCAGACTCGAGGTCTGCCTTCGTAAACGTGGCCTCTTCGTGACCGCTTGCAGAGTGACCGCCGACGAACCGGCTCTTGTGGATGCCAGTGCGCAGCATCTCGACGTATACGCCGGGTCCGTCTTCGTAGTGATACGCCAGGGCCAGAGGCGACGTCGCGAGAGGGCTGTCCATCACGGGCGTAGGTTGCGTGAGCAGGCTGTTTCTGTTCAACGGTAGAAAAAACTCGCCGGTCAGACCAGAAAAGCGCAGCCCGCCTAACCTATTGTTCGTGTTGAGTTTTTGGTTCTAAGAAAAAAAGCCCCAGCACGCTCGCGGACTGGCCGGTGTCGGATTAATTCTGCCTTTTCTGCGCATTTCGCACACTCCTGCGTGTTTTGTGGCATATTAAGAACATAACCGCTCAACCGGAGATGAGATGAACCCTGACAGCGCACGCCAAATCTTCAGGCTCTACATGGCCGAGGCAGCTTTCTACAGCGCAGCCCGCAACAGCGAGCGGAATCCATCAACCCGGCTCTGGCTTGCGACCCGCGTAAGCAAATACCGCGCGCTCGCCAAGCAGGCAGCGCGGGACCTGTAGAGAGGAAATGACGATGAGTTTCTACGATCCCGACCTCCACGCCCCGCCCGAACGCTACCCAGAGCGCACGAAAGTGTGCCCCGAGTGCGGGGGACATGGAGAAGTCGAAGAGGAGGTCAAGGGCCCGGATGGGGAGTGGGCTCTTAAGGTCCGTCGATGCCCGACCTGCACAGGGTGCGGAGAGGTGGAGGACACCGACCCCGTCGAGGAATACGTGACGTATTACCAACAGCACGGGAGGTGGTGAGCGATGAAGTGCGAGCACCCCCTGTCCCTTCCCGGCTTCGGTCGCGAGATGACCTCAGGCGCTCGCATGCAGGCGCTGATCTACCCCCAGTCCATCGGCCTCCCGGCGGGTGCCGACCTCGCAACCTGCAGCGGCGTGGACGATGTCTACATGGCGTTGGACGGCTCGGGCGTCGTGGTCTGGGAGAACGGCATGCGCCTGATCCTCCCCCCGACGTCCCCGTACTCGTGCGATCACTGCGGCCATGCCGGAGCCGACGAGGACGGGGACGCGTGCGACCGCTGCACCTTCTGGTTGGAGGGCGAGCCCATGCAGACACCGGAGCACGCAGTGTCGTTCCTGACCACCTTCCTCTCCCTCTACGCAGAGGTGCTGGATGAGAAGGAGTGGGCAGACGTGCAGGCTTGCTGCGAGTTCTTCGGGATCTTCCTCATCGCACCGAGGTAATGGGCGATCGCCGACCGCCGACGGCTTTACTTCTCGCCCTTCCGCTCCCGCCAGCGCTGAGCCCACATCGGATCGGCAGGGGGTATTCCGCGAGTCTCGCGCAGGTAGCGAATCGCCCCGCGCGTAACACCCTCACGCTTGGCGACTACATCGTCAGGCTCCTGCCCGATACCCTCTGGCAACGTCTCGCGGCGAGGCCGCCCGCGCCCCCTGCTCATGTGCCCTGTGGCGGCAGCGATGCCGCAATGATCAGGCAGTTGCACTTGTCGCCCCCGAGGCACAGCCTGAACGGCGTGGCGAAGAAAGGCAGCTCGTCGGGACCGAAGGTTGTGCCGTCATACTGCTCGCAAAATTCACACGTCTGGGACTCTAGGAGATTCGAGAACGTGTAGACCTCCGACCCTTCTGCTCGGAGCTGCTGCATCCTGCCGAGACCGAAGATCGTGTTCACGTCGCCCTGGGCGGCGTTTTCCTCAACCCCGGGTGAAAGCTCTCGGGCTCCATCTGCCACAACGTCTGCCACGTTCTCCGGAAGCGAGCCTCCGATGCCTGCTGCCTGGAGAAGGTTTGCCGCCATCGTCTTGAGCCTGTCGAACATGGCTGCCGCAGTGGTCCTAGCGACAGAGGTGATGGCCTCCTCTGGATCGATGTCGTCGATCTGAGGCTCGGAGGGGACATCCGTGGAGGGCTCTGGGGCCTTCACCCTGCGGCGGCCTGCCGACTTTGGAGTTACGGCAAGGCAGATCGGATCTGCAATCCGCTCTGCGAGAGTGCGAGGCAGACGAAAGCCCTCAGATGGCGGAGGGCAGCATGCGCAACCGCCTTCGTTGAGCGCTCCGCTCGACCTTGACTGCCACTGAATCGAGACCTCGTCTGTGACAATCGGCCCGCCCTTCGCCCAGGTGCGGCACGACCGCGCGCTGTGGCACTTGAAGTGGTGCATATGGCAGTAGCCGAGAACCCCATCGTCGTCTGACGTGTCCCCTGGCATGCATGCCTTCATTCGGGGCGACACATCAAACGCGACGCAGTTACTGCACTTCGACTTCTGCGCAGCTTCCACCGTCGTGTCCCAGTACTCAGCGATGTCGACCCAGAAGCTGCCAGGCTCGTCTACGTTCAGGGGGCCGTATTTGATGAAGTCAGCCTTTATGGCTGCGTCACGGTTCCTCGTGTTTACCTCAAGGTCTTGCGTCGCAGCGGGGCACCCCAGCTCGTGCTCGGACATGGCCTGCGCGTCCTCGCGCTCCAGGATGTCTCTGACCCACGCACGCCCAGGGTCGCCGCCCCATCCGTGCCACGCTTGCCAGCCTTTGCCCTTGTCCTCCCAGGTGGAGCCTTCCTTATCCACCTCGTGACGCGCAAACCAACTCGCCATGCGTCGCATCGTGCGGATCGACACCGGGCGACCGTTTGCCAAATCGCGAGCCCTGGCGATTCCGACTGCGGTCATACCTCGCTGGCTGGGTGGCTTCTCTGCCCGCACCTCTAGGGCCTTCCGAGCAGCCTCGCGCACGGGCTCTGGCGGGGTGTGGGTGTCATCCTCTGCCAGAGTCTGAACGTCAGAGACCTCTACGTCCCCAACCTGGAGGGCTTCTGCAAGCTCTGGTTCGTCCTCGAGCCTCTCAATCTCGTTCTCGACTGCAATCTGGCCGGCTTTATAGACTCGTCGCAGCACTGGGCGCAGGCTTGCGATCAACTCTGACTGGCGAGGCACTGGTATGCCAGCCACGTCGCCCAGGTTCTTCGCCCCTTCGGCAACTGCCTTCCCGTATTCCTCTGCAACCCCCAGTCGCCAGCTCTCCAGGACCTGCGCCAGCTCTGATTTGCCACCGTTTGTCGTGCCCTTGGTCTCAGAGAAGCGGATCACCTCTTCAATGGGCCTGACTGACCTCCCCTTGGGGCCCATGATGACCTTGTCACCCTCAACCCTGTCTTTTGCCTGTACTGCCCGGTATCCGCCACGGGGACCCAGCCGGCCAGCCTCCTCCATGGACAGACAAGTGGCCAGGGCCTGGTCGTAGTCCATCCCCTCTGTGAGCTTCGTCGCTATGCAGCCAGCGACACGACGGCTCATATGCTCCGACATCTCCTTCGGCTTGTTCGGGTGGCCCTCAGGGAGCAGGTCATCGTCCTGGGGGTGGCCTCCAGTACCGGCGACCCGCTTCAGGAAGCCGTTGACCCTGCCCATCGACCACTGATTGCGTGTCATCCCGGGCCGGTGCGAAACGGAGTAAGCCCCCGCGCCGCGCCGGTAGACCGCCTTGAGCATTCCGATGTCGACCCTCCGCGACTTCGATGTGCGGCGCTCGTTATGCTCATCAACCTTGTTGCGCAAGGCCTTCTCAACTGACGGGGAGACCTCGATGCCCCCTCGCTTTCCGCTCGCAGAGCCCTCGGGGTTCCGCCTTGATCCGCGGATTCGATCAGCAGGGGGAGCAGGCTCACCGGCGTGGTCTGCGAAAAGCTCAGCGAGCACCTCGCGATCTGCAAGGGACACCGATTCGACGTCCGACTCCTCTTCTACTTCGTCGGCTGCCTCTCCGCCTTCATCTGTAACGGACCCTGCTGCGTCAACCGGAGCAGGCTGTGGAGGCTCATCCCCGCCATCGTCTCCGCCGCCACCGATCTCAGGCGGGGCGCTGTTCTCTAGGCGGTGCCTCCAGGAGTCGCGCGTTTCCATGGGCATCTCGCCGATGCCGAATGCTTGGCGCACACGTTCCTCAATGCCCCCGTCCGTGGTCAAGATCCCACCGTCAGCGGCCGTCACCAGACCAGTCGCGAAGGCCACAGGGTCTGCGATGGGGCGCTGCCCGTAGGCCAGCATGGGGTATCGGTCTACGTCGCGGAAGTTGAGCGACACGAGTCGCTTGATGGGGCTTCTATCTGCTGGGCCCAGGCAGAGGGCCTGCACGATGGAGCGCGCGACGATCTCGGCAAGCTGATGGAATTCAGCCTTCTGCGAGCCGTGCAGGGCCTGAGTCCCGTTGCCGCTTCCAGTCCCGATGTGCTGAGTGAACAGCCCAGCCAGGGCTGCGAACTTCAGCTCCTGCTTCGTTGCATCAATGCCGCCAGCCCTGAAGGGCACCTCGTGCCATTGGACCGAATACCCAGGAGGCAGAGAGAAGCGGGCCAGTCCACCAGAGCGAAGGTTGCCGACGATAGAGTTGACAGTTGCAAGGTCGGCCGGGTTTGCCTCTGGCCCAACGACCACCTCTGGCACACCGAACGCAGCCTTCTGCCAGCCGTTCACCTGGAGCTTGTTCAGCGTCCGGTATATCTGCCACAAAGACCAGAGCGGACGGAGCAGCCCCATCGGTGACGGGTTATCTGTGGCCGGCAGGAACCTCGCGTGTATGAGTTGCCCCGCAGTGAAGGTCACATCGGAACCAGATACTCCGCCCGCGCTCCCTGAGCTGGCATCGCTGCCCACGTTGTAGACCCGGCAGCCCCACTCTCGGCGGCCATCGCGGCCAGCCTCCTCGATCCAATCCTTGACAGTCCACTGACTAATCGGGGCGATCTGGAGCGTATGAACCCCCCGCAGCACCTCCCGACCATCCTCATCTCGGACCACAACGGACCGGTCGACTGGATAGTAGGGCTGACCGAGGACGAAGCCCCGCCAGGGCAACTCAGCGAACGGAGTCAGCAGGCCGAGCATGCCGCCGTTGCCGCCAGCGAAGTGCCCCTCGATGACGTCGCGCACAAACTCAGCGATCATCAGGTCGTTCTTGTCGCCACCTCGAGCAGGGTCCACGGTCCACGACCTCGAGAGCGTGGTCAGGGTCCAGGCAAGGCACCCAGCCTGCACGATGCTCCACTCGCGGCGCATCTGGTCCAGCTGACCGATCTCGCCATAGGCCCCGAACCAGTCATACATCGACAGCCGCGGGTTATGGTCGAGCTGAACCTCTCCCCCTGACACGTAGACATCAGGGGGCGTGAAGTCCCTCTTCGGAAGCTTCGGTATCGACTCAGCGAACGCAGCCTCGGCAGCCGAAACGGTTACAGGTTGCCCCGTAAGCCGAGCACGCTCGACATCGGCGGGGGTAATAGCGAGCGTCCAGGATGGGCCAAAAGTCACGGGCGGAAAGTACCCGCGCCCCACAATGTACCGCAAGAGCTATCGGCCCAGAGGTCGCAGGGTAGGCTTGCGCAGTTCAGCTGTTTTTGTACCCTTTTGCGCAAAAGCGCCTTGCCTTTCTCTTTTGTGGGGTTTAATGTCTAGACAATGAAGGGCAACGAAGCCCCAGGGGAGCAGAGAGACCATGACCACCGCAGCCAAAATTTTGAGCGCCCTTTCTAACGCCCAAGCCGCTTACTCAGATTCGCTCGCGAACACTGCGGGCATAAGCAAGGCGACTGCCATTCGCCACCTTCGCGCCTTGGCGCAACGCGGGTTTGTTCACTGTGTAGACGACTTCGAGGGTCGGCGTCGGAGCCGCGGCAAGTACGCGAACGCCCTGTGGGTCATTAACTGCGAGACGTGTGGATTCAGCATCGATGATGCTTCTCGCGCCATCGCGACCCCCGGCAACGGTCACGACATCATGGTTCGAGACCTCGACTGCATCTAGAACCCCAAGCCCCGCCCCGGGGCTTCGTACCGGGGCAGGAGGAAAGACACCATGACGAACGAGTTCATCGAAGACGTAACCCTCGCTGACGCCGCCGCCCTCCTCGCCGATGGCTTCACTGCGCACGTCTACCGCGCTGCCTCTGGATCCTATGAGGTTGTGGGTGCTGAGGAGGCTATCAAGAGCATCTCGAACGCGATCCGGGTCGAGACATCCCGCTGCATCCGCGTGCTCTTCATCGACACCGGAGACCGGCTCGCTGTCTGAAAGGAAACGAGACAATGCGCTACATGCTGACCTTTTTCTATTCTGACTCCTCCCACTCATCGCAGATGTTCTATGGGGCCGACGGTCTCGCAGATGCCCGCGCAAAGGGGGCCGGCTTCATGCAGGACCTTGAAGACGACGAGCATGGTGCCGTCGTGATCCGACGCATGGATGCTGACGGCGGGCCCGTCGTCTTGGACGTATGGGGCCCGTCCCTGTTCCCATCGGGTTCATCCGTCGCCGGGTAGCGACCACCGTCATAATGCGAAGGCCCCGCTCTGGCGGGGTTTTTTGCTTGGGGCTAGAACGAGCCGTTCCAATCACCCCCGGAGAACCACGGGGTCGGCGCGACAGCAGGAGCGACCTTGAGGCGCGCACGCCTTGCATCGTGGATGGCTGTGTACTCAGCCCCGGGGCCATAGCGCACGGGGTCGACCAGATCCTTGAGCGAATCGTTGCGACCGCTCCAGCGCTCAAGCCCTCGCCTGATCGGCGCAGCTGTCGACGCAACCCAGAAGCGCCCCCGCGCGCAGGCGTCGTTGATGACGCGCACGCCGAGACCCACGCTGCCTGCCCCCTTGTTTGCTGCCACCATCCGCAGGGAGTAGCCCAGGCCCCGGAAGCCGTTGCTGAAGGCCTCGTTCACTGTGCTGCTGGTCCAGTCGCCCTTGCCGCTGCTATTCGTGTCGCCCACTGCGCCGTCGAGGTGGTCGGGCGTCAGCTTCCAGCGGGCCAGCATCTGAACAACCCCCTCGACATCCTGGGCGATGCTTGTCTCCCCTGGCGATACGTAGCAGTCCAGGACCCAGCAGCGCACGTCATCATCCCTGCGCCCGTGCGCGACCGTGGTCTGCGTGTGCATGGCGTATAGGATCACGACTTCCTTGTTCGCCTTCTCGCCATGGTCCGCTGCAAGCTTGAGCCGCAGCAGGCCCTCGCCTGGTGACTCTGGCAGCGCAGCCCAGTCCCCATAGGTGGCGTCGAACGTGTTCTCTGGGCCGAAGGCGCTGAAGGTGCGCTCGGGAGCGGGCCCCTCCCAGGCTGCATCCCTGCGCTGGGCAACCTCCCAGGGCAGCATATCCGCGATCTGCCGCTCCACGTCCTCTGGGCGACGGTGCGGTGCGTTTGCTGGCGTGAGGGTGATGACGTGCTCAGACCACGATCCGCGCTCCACCACATCGTCCCTAAACCACGCGAGGTCACGACTACGCCCGTGGTCGTCGACTGGCGTGAAGCCCACGAGCATCGGCGCTCCTGCGACCAGAGCAGCGGCGCGGACAATCTCACCCCATCGCTGCTGAAGCGGCGGCTCGTTGACCACCACCACATCGGCCCAGACACCCGCGATGGCCTGGCCGTCCTGCATCCCTGAGCGGAAGAGGATCCGATGTCCGTCCCTGTGGATGAAGGCCCTGCGACCGGAGACGATGAACCCGCGCACCGGGTCGTGAATGCAGCGAGCCCCCCACCTATCAGGCGGCAAGAACTCGCGAAGGGAGGAGCAGACGTCATCCGCGTAGGCATTTTGAAGGTCAGCCGCAACGTAAAGCACTCGAGCAGGGCGACCCTCTGGCAGCTTCCACACGGGGTGATGACCGTCGAAGTAAGCAGCCAGAGCCAGGGACAGGGCGGTCGTCTTTCCCGTCTTGTTTCCCCCTCTGATGATCACCCTGGGAGACTCGTCTGCGAGGACCCTGCGCTGCCAGTCAGCAGCACCCCAGACCCCGACCCCTGGAGGCTGGAGCAGCAACGTGCGGGCCGGCTCCATCTCCCGCAGGTAGCTCTGGGCGGTGGCTGCATCTGGAGCCCTGGACATCGCGTGCGCCAGGGCTGACAAGTCACCAGAGCGAACAGCCCGCAGCGCCTGCTCTGAGCGAATAGCCTGAAGCCTTGCCGTCACTCCTGCACCTCCAGCGGTTTCAAGATCATGCTATCTGCACGCCCACAGGCTTGACGAGTCCTGTACCCTGAAGCCCGCCACCCCGGGAGGGGGCGGGCCTTTAGATCCGGGCGAACCGGAAAAGCGGAAGCTCTTTCCGGGCGCTGTGCCCCGCACTAGCCGGTTTCATAATGAGCAACCACCAGAAGAGCTAGGCCCTCGTCATCGCTTGATGCTGCGACGGCATACTCAGTGTCCTGCGGCAGCGACGCGGTGTCGCCGACGCTGATTGGCGAAGGCTCGCCGTCAAGCACGACGTAGCCGCTGCCCGCCAACACGTGCCAGAGCTGAACGCTGCCAGTGGATGACGAGTAGCCCAGACCAGGGTCAATGAAGCGCAGGCACGAAGCCAGAGGGGGCCCCGATAGCTTCTGCTCCCAGCCCCAGACGCTAAAAGTCTTCATCGGTCTCGATATCCAGCACATCGGCAGACTCTCCGTCGCCCAGGAGAAGCGCGAGCCCCCGTTGCTCGTCCTCGGATATGGCCTCGCCCGCCGCCCTGCGCTCCTCGACCGACGCGATGGCCTCGAGCAGGCTGTCGCTGACTCCCTCGAGCGGCCCGGCGCTGTGCTGCACCTTGAGGGTTAGCGGCTCGGTGATGCCCGTGACGCTGGCCTCGATACGCATCATCGATGCAACCGATCCCCAGTTGCCTGACGACGCTGCCTGGCGCTGGTAGTGCCGCAGACGCAGCAGAAAGTCGCCCCGATGCTCCGCAGGGTCTCCTTCTGGGTCTTCCGCGAGGTCGCGAACGACCGTCGCCCTGTAGCGGCGCACCGTTCGCTCGCTCACTCCCAGCTCGGCGGCGAGCCGCTGCACCACAGTCAGCGACCACCCGTGCTCCTGCATGACCCGCTCGACCATGCGCAGCCGGCGCGCGATCTCGCCCGCAGATACGGCGCTCGGTGCCCTTCGCGCGGGCGCGTGAGCGGATCGGTCGGCGTCTGTCATTTGCTCCCCCTGACAGGCGCGCGAAGCTCGACCTCAAGCTGCTGCTCAACCGTCATGGAAGCCGCAGGTCTGCTCGATGGGTTGGCGGAATAGCTTTTGCTGTCGTTCATCAGCATCAATGAGGTCTTTCCATTTCCAGTCACGACCGAGGCCGACAATCGACCAGCGGTACACGCTCCGAACATCGACCCCCATCTGCTTCGCGAGTGCGCGGGCCACCACGCTCATGCATGGCGCGCTCAACGAGGTTCAGTCGTCGGCGCGTCTCAGACATCGTGGGTCGAGCGTCAGGAACGCCCATCAG